TCAAGGCGGATTGAGAGGCTTCACAGCGCCGGGCGGTGTCCATGTGTGCGGGTGGATAGTGATCGTGCCGCCGCGCTTGCCGTATCTGGGACAGCGTGCATTCTGGCACACGAGAGCCGAAGAGATGCGCTTGTCGTTGATCACCACGTGATCGGGACCGAATTGACAGATCAGTGCGTCGAGGTCGAGCAACCGACTGCCGCAATGCGGATTGAGGCAGTGAGCACGAATCGAATGGCGGGTCGCCTTGAGGCCTGCAAGTGTCGAAAGATCGGCGGTCGGTCTATTGCGGGTCATCGCCAGCATCGCCCTTTCTCAGTCACGAGAGAAGGGCTCCTCGGGCTAGAAGAACTTCAAGAGTAATTCTAGGAGCTGCTCCATTCGCAGGAGAAAAGTTTTGGCAGCTTCTGGGCTTGTCATCAAGTTGATAGTGGTACCAGACAAGAGCGTCACTGCGGTGGCCGCAACACCAGCCAAGCCCTTCAACGCCCACCGCCAGTATTTGAATCGCGCTGTTTCTGTTTTCTCACCTAGGTTACCAGCGCGGCTTAGACCAGCCTTCAGATCATCATTTCTGGCGTCCAGAAAGTCCAGTATCTCTGGCGTGGCAGCCTCTTGAATAGCTGGGTCTTCAACCAAGCCACTCACGGCTTCGGAAACCTTTCTAATCTGGTCATCGGATGCAGCACCTAATTTTATCTCAGGTGAGATTTCAGGTTGCTGCAGGCCATTTCCTGAACGGCGTATGGGCTTCAGATACGGTTTGAGTTCTGCTGTGCGTTCTAGAAGCTTTACGGCAAGCTTATCTATTCCGCGCCAATCAGAATCTATCTCTTCGTCCAGGCGTGTCGAAATTGTGAAAGCAATGTCTTCCCACTTTCGCCATGCCCGGCACTTGGTTTTGGCAAAGTGCTTACACTCCCGAACACAATCAAGAATGACACCAGAGACGTTGGGAGTGAGTTTGGGCCATTGATCGCAAAACCGCTTCGCGAGCGTTTCAATCGCCTCAAAGATCTCATTTTCATCGGTCGGATCGTATTCAGCTGGACGTCCGTCTGGGGGCGTGTCGGTGATACCCACGCGCCCATCTTCAACGATGGCTGATCCTGACCCAGCATTAGCCAATCGGTGGATCAATTCGCTCCGCGACGGCGGAAACAAGCGATCCTTCAACACATGTATCAGCTTTTGCCAACGGGGATCGCTTGTGTCTCCGTCCCACCCCACCAAGCTTTGGTATTGGGTTTCAGCAAAGCCATAGGGCAGAGCGGCATCATCCAGACGGGCATGAACCAGTTTTCCGTCATTTTGAGCAGTTGACGCTTCTTCCCGAACCGCATCCGACTTTGTACTGTTTTCTGTCCAGACAGTCAGAACGATATCGGCGTCCCCCAGGTTGGTTTCAATAGTTGCACGCCAACTCGCCCCTGCGGGTATGTCCTGGTCCCAGAAGCAGCTAATTTGTTCTGCAAGCAATTTTTCTCTTAAGCCTGCAATCTCTGCGCGATCAGCGCTCGAATAGGATAGGAAAACAAACGGCTCCTCTATGTCGCCTTGTGGCACGGCCGCGGCGTCATCTAAAAGCTCTTCTCTTGGATCTTCGGCCTCTGGCGCGTCCTCATCTTCGCTCCACACCGGCCAATGCTCGGGATGGATCAGGCCATCCGGAAGCAGCACCCCCGTATCGCCGCGCATGGAGTTGATTTGGCTCTGCATCAGGTTGTGTGCGGATGTAAAATCGACCCTGCCGGTTTTTTCTGTGCTCCGGGCCGATTGTAATGATCTGATATCCGCTCTCCACAGGTTCGCGTTCAACAGTTTCGCCCCCTTCAGGTCCGCCTCCCGAAGGTCTGCGCCCCACAGGTTCGCCCCCTGCAGGTCCGCCCCCTGCAGGTCCGCCTCCTGCAGGTCCGCCTCCTGCAGTTCCGCCCACTGCAGTTTCGCTCCCTTCAGTCTCGCCCCCTTCAGGTCCACCTCTTTCAAGTCGGCCCTCTTCAGGTCCGCCTGCTTCATGTCGACCTCTTTCAGCTCGGCCCTCTTCAGGTTCGCCCCCTGCAGGTCCGCCTCCCGAAGGTCTGCGCCCCACAGTTTCGCCCCCTGCAGGTCCGCCCGCCGCAGGTCCGCCCGCTGCAGTTTCGCCCGCTGCAATTTGGCCCGCTGCAGTTGCGCCTTCTTCAGGTCCGCCTTCTTCAGGTTCGCTTCCTGAAGGTCCGCCTGCTGCAGGTCAGGTAAGAACAGTGACTTATTGCGGCGCTCATTCCACGCGACAACACCTTGTTTAAGCCATCTCAAATGTCGCCAGCTTGCCACTCATCTCTCCGATGTCGTCAGTCACCCTGACACTAGGAAATACAATCTAGAGAGGCAACGACTTCGGGCCGTCCTGCCAGGGTGATGGAGCCAGATCCGGTCGCCCGGCCGAGCTTCTCGCCTTCGGTGTAGCTCGACACGCAAAACTGGAATGTTTGACGCAGTGAAATTAGCCATTCACCATCCGTTTTCAGGCATTGGTGTCGATGCGACCGCGCTTTTTGAACAGCGCTTGAAGGCCCTTCAAACCTTGTCAAATCGCTATTTAAAGCGCAAACTGAGGGCTTTCAGAACTCAGTTCGAGATGATCAACTCCGTCACTCGTTTGGAAGAGTTGCGATCGGCGGAATAGGTGACGCTCACTTCTTCCATTTCAAAACCAGAAAAGATGGCCCTGATTTCAGGGGTATCGTTGATGGACAGGAGGCAGCGACCTTTTATCGATCGCAGCTGCACGGCGAGCTTTTCAAAGTCCTCCCCACAAAAAATGCCTTTCCCATAGTAGGTCTCGCAATCCCAATAGGGTGGGTCGAGATAAAAGAGCGTCTCGGGCTTGTCGTATCTTGTGATGCAGTCCCCGTAAGTTTGCCGTTCGATGATCACGCCCGATAGCCGCTCGTGAACGTCTTCAAGCAACGGTACGACCCGTGTCAGATCAAAGCGGCTGCCACGGGTCATGTCGACGCCAAAGCCTCGGCCGTTGACTTTCCCCGCAAAAGAAATGCGTTGCAGATAAAGAAACCGGGCCGCCCGTTCCAGGTCGGTCAGGGTTTCCGGATCGGTCTTCAAGAGACGTTCAAACTCGGATCGGCTGGTCAGCTGGAACCGCAGCACTTCTAAGAACTGAGGATAATGGCGCTGCAAGATCCTGAAGAGCGTGACTATGTCTCCGGAGATATCATTGATCACCTCGCATTTCGCGCGGAATGGTCTTCTCAGGAAGACGCCTCCCATGCCGACAAAAGGTTCAACATAGATACTGTGCGGGATCGGCCTGATCCTATCTGACAGCCGCTTCGCAAGCCGGTTCTTGCCACCGATATAGGGCGCTACCGGCACAACCGGGTTGATCGGTTCAAACTGATTTTGTGCGTTGGCTTTTGTCGGTGAGGTCATTTGTATGCTCCTGGTCTTCGCGCTCTTGGCGATGGTTCAGGGGCTCAAAGGGCCTCAGATGATTGAGTGTGCCGCATCGTCGGCACTTGATCTGGATATCGTTGGCGATGGCGCCTTGTCCAGCCTTGAATAAGAGTGCGTTGCAACTACCGCATCGAATGTGCTGCATATCAACCTTGAAGAGAATCACCGACACTCGTCCGGCTCGCGCGAGCAGCGGGTGCGGCGGTTATCTTTGAACGACTGCTGGGCGGGCTGAAGTTTGGCGATGGAGGCCGGATTTCCGGGTCCGGACCGCCCGTGCTCACGGCATGGACATCACTCCTGCGGCACCACCGGCAGAAAATAATGCAGCACCACCTTCACCGCTCCTGCCGTAAAACTCCCGCCATTGGCTGTCAGCCGCACCGGCGTATCCGAGTAGAACGCCTGCGGCCCGATCACCCCGGCGTTGTTTGACCCTTCTGCGACCCCGAGCGATCCGCCGAACTTGGACGTCTCGCCTGGGATCCCGCAGTCGTAGGAGGTTGCTCCGGTGATGGTGGTTGATGTCCGCGTCGAGACGCCAAAGACGATCGCCCGGTTTGGAATAACGATCGACGTATCGACACTGGCTCCCGACAGCCCGGTCAGTTCCTCCTCCACCGTCCCGATCCGGCTTTCAGCCCCGGAAGCAGTCCGCGACACAGTCGCCACCTCGGACAGCAATGCGCCATAATCCTTCCAGCCGGCAACCGTGTAGACCGCCAGCGTCCCTTCATCGGCCACATAGACGAGCATCCCGATCACCGGTGCATAGAACGCCCAGGCCCCGTCCGCATAGCTCGCGATCATGCCATCCTGTCCGACCCAGTCCCCACTGCCACCAGTCGCCACCAGATAGCAGTCGCCCTCGCCGGCAGCCGGCGGCGCGGTCAAGTCCCGATCGAGGATCACCAGATGCGCCAGGGCGTCCAACCGGGCCAGCGCCTCATTGTGCGTGACTTCCTTCTGCGCCTGGCTCGCCGCGATGAAGGGAAACCCAAGTCGTGCTGTGCTGTTCATAGGATTGCCTCCGCTGGAATGCCGCGTCCGATGCTGTCCGAGATCTGGAAGACACGGACATGGATGGATGATTGAGCCGACCCGAAGTCGGCGACCTGCCCTGCTGCGGTGTAGGAATAGGCCGGCGACGCCAGGCCGGAGACCGTCCGGACCACCGATCCGCCAGCCAGGATCTCCAGCTCATAGAGCTCGCTTGCCTCGACCATCGGCACATCAGTGCCATCCAGCCAGCCGCCATTGCGCCGGGCTCGCCGGGTCCAGCTGATCGCCAGATCCCCGGCAAAGCTCCGCGTTCCTGCCAGATGCACCGGCGCAAAAGGCTTCAAAGACACCGCTTCAAAGGTGTTTGAACGGGTTTTGAAACTGCTGTCCGTCGAAGCTGCAGGTGCCGGCCCATAGCTCCATGAGCGATCAATGCCCCGATCGGACAGGGGCACATCCGCCTGGTTCAGGGCACCATCCAGCAGAACGACCCGTGCGCCGGCGGCAACCGGATCCCGCATCGCATGTTCGGTGCCGCGCCGCCCGCGAAGCAGACCGGACAGCTGCCAGATCTGCGCTGCGACCAGATACGCCGTGGCGAACTGCAGGATCTCCCAGTCACCGTCCGCGTTCCGGATCGCCAGGGCGTTGTCCGTGCCTGCCAGAAGCTCATCCTCGGAAACGGACGCCAGCGTTCCATAGGCAAGCTTCACGGTCAGGGAGTTGGCGCGGTCGAAGCGGAACGTCGTGCCACTCGCGAGATCCGTGGTCGTCACTCCAAGCGTTGCCGGTGCAATCACGCTGCCGACCGCGCGGCTTCCCTCCAGCACGCGAACACCTGCCCAGGGGCTGGCCGTCGCCACCAGCCATGGCCGGTGCTCCACCTGCGTTTCCTCGATCACCGGCAGATCGAGAACCTCCAGAACCGCCGGTCCATAGCTCGGCACGGTGCCAGGCGACACCGGCCGCGACGTGCCGCGCTGGATGGAATAGATCGACCGCTCGACGGCCACCGCCTCACATTGCCGGGCGCCTGCATCGATGATGCGCGACAGGCGCAGATCCCGGCTGCGGCCACCAGCTTCAAGCGCGACCGTGTCGGTCGGATCCAGCCGGATCATCGAGGGTGGCAATGCAAAGCTTGCCTGTTCCCGCCCGACCCAGCGTTCCAGCAGCCAGGCTTCCACCATGCCCTCGGCCTCCGCCGTCTCGATCACGGCAGGAGCAGACACGCTTTCGATCCGCTCCGATGACCCGGTCAACCGTCCGGCATTGGAGCTGGTCTGGCGATAGTCGCTCTCCGCGTCGAAGTAAGACAGTGACGCCCGGACCGGCAGATCTGTCTCCTGGGCCCGTGTCATAGACCAGTCGGCCTGTTTGCGATCCGGGGCCGCCAGATCTTGTTCAATGATGGTCGCCTTTGTCGCACCGCCTCGAGGCACAAAGCGGATCAGGCCTTCGCTCTCGACTGCGTCGAACCTGTAAAGCTGCGCCAGTGTCTGCAGCTGGGCACGCGGTGTCGTGATCGACGCCCGCTGCCAGCCTGTAACGACGCCCTGAAGCTGAGAGACATCGATGTCGGTAAAGCCGACTGATGCGCAGATATAAGCCACCAGCTCAGCCAGATCGACTGCGCCGAACTTGCCCTGAACCCAATGGCCAAGGGGCCAGTTGTCGCCATCGCCCCAAACCTCCGATTGATACGGCCAGGCCGGATAGGGCCGCGCGTCCCAGGTCCAGAGGAACGACCGGGAGAGATCCAGCATGCGCTCGCCATAGATGCCGGAGACCGGGTTGTTGCCTTCTTCTGGGTCCCAGTAACGCAACACCGTCTCGATGCCCCGGCGCTGGATCGCGTCCGAGCGCTGGCGGTTGGAAAAGTATGGCCAGGCGCTTTCTGAGGACTTTGGATCGATAAAGACGTTCGGCTGGTTGGTGGCCTTGTCGACGGATGGAAAGCCGTATTCGGTGAACCAGATCGGCTTGGATTGCGGCAGCCAGGATGTTGGTGAGCCGCTTTCCACACCGCCCGGCCGGTCATGGTGCTGGTTCAGCCACCAGTTCCGGAAGTCCTTGGCACGATAGACCCATGGCTTGCCGGTTCCATCCGTGATGGGCGTCCTGGTCTGATTGCTCCGATCGGCCTCGCTGGCATAATACCAATCGTAGTCCTCACCGCCTTCGACGTTGGTCTTGAGATACTCCGGATCATGGATCGAGAACCAGCCGTCCAACGCATCCAGATGGGTGGTGCCATCACGCCAGTCGGAAAGCTTCATGTAGTTGTCGATCGCCACCGCATCGATGTCGGAGCTGGCCCAGAGCGGATCCAGATGAAAGTAGAAATCCCCGGAACCATCGCCCACATCAAAACCGCGATATTCCGACCAGTCGGCGGCATAGGTCAGTGACACGGAACCGCCCAACACCGATCGACAGTCCGCTGCAAGCGTCACCAGCTGATCCACCGCCGGGAACGAACTGGCCGAACTGCGGATCGTCGTCAGACCGCGCAGCTCCGAGGCCATGACAAAGCCGCTGACTGTACCTGCTTCTTCTGCGTTCAGCCCGGCGCAAAGCTTTGCGTAGTGCAGTACCATGCGTCTGAGCGACCATTCGGACGGTCCGCTGTAGGAGGTGTTGACCGCGCCACTGTCGGAGTTGATCGAGATGCTGATCTGGTTCGCAGCGACAGACCCGAACAGCGCATTGACCTGCGTTCCAGCTGCTGCTGTCTTGTCGACGGTGCCTGGCTGTTCGGGAGCTGGATGGCAGGTGATGCGTCCGCGCCAGGGCAGCACTGCCTGTTCGGCTCCGCCATAAGGATCCGGCAAGCCGTTGCCATCTGGAATATCCATCAGGATGAACGGATAGAGCACCACATCGATGCCGCGTGCCCTTAGATCCCGAATGGCCTGAACCACCGACTGGTCCGAGGGCGTGCCGCCATAGGCTGGCCGGTCATCATCGCCTGCGTCTCGCGAGACCACATAGGCGGTGTCTCTGGTCTCGCCATGGACCGACCAGCTGAGCGGCTCGTTGGTCTTCTCGTCGCCGAACTCGACCCCGGGCCGGATCTGGCAGGAGCCACACCTCAGATCCGTGCCGAACCAGGCCACCACCAGCAGAACCGATTTGGCATTCGGACAGGTCCGCTCCAGATCATCGATCGCAACTGACCAATCCGTGCCGCCGATCTGGTTGTTGACGTTTTCCGGAGTGGTCGTGCCCTCGGTGTCTTCCGAGGTTTTCCGGACGGGTTCCGTGGCATAGACCCATTCGCCGGCACCGGGGATCACCACCATGCCCTGGATCTCGTCTTCGACGGATTGGCCGACCCGTCTGAAGACCTCGAACTCAAGCTGCGGAATGCGGTTGCCGAACGCTTCCAGGCTGAGATCCTCGAAGACCACATAGGCCGTGCCGCGATAGGCAGGCGCGCTGCCTTCCTTGGTCTCGATCAAGGGATCCGGCTGCTGATCCTCAGAGCCAACATGGACGCGGGTGGTGATGCCGGTCAGGTCGAGCAGCTTGCCATCGGCCCAGACCCGGCCAATGCCGATGATCGGTCCTTCGGAGAGGCCCACCGCGAAATTGGCGAAATACCGGTACGTGGTCGTGCTGACCTTCTGACCACTGCCGCCGATCCCCTTGCCACCGACCGTCTCGGTCGAGGTCGAGACCTCCATCCTGAGCCGTGTCGCCCAGATCACCTGACCGGCGATCCGCACCCGGCCAAAGACGTCCGGAAGCGCGGCTCCCTCTGTCGATGTCTGCAGGCGCAGATCCGAAATCTTTGGCCCTTCCACAGACTGGCGCTGTGTCGGTGACAGGGCCGAGGCCAGAAGGTTGTCCGCATAGGCTCCGGCAACAGTGGCCGCACCTGAGATCAAAGCCGAGGTGAAGGAGCCCGCACCGATGGCGCCGGAGAAGGCAGTCGCCGCCGCGCCCAGAACCAGAGTAGCCATTACTCAGCCCCCGGAAAGCGGAACGCAAAGCGGATCTTCCGCTGCCATCCGAGCACCAGCGCCACCTCCGCCACTGGCAGGTGTTCATGGGCGTGGATGATGCGGGGTGCAGGATCATCGATCGGTGTCGTGAGGATCGCGCAGTGTTTGGCGGGTAGTCCGGATTTGAAGGCGAACAGCAGCACGTCGCCAGGGCCCGCCAGAGCGACAGGTACCGCTTCCATATGCCGACAAGCGGCCTCCTTCAGGGTCTCCCGTCCGGACCGCTCGGCCCAGTCACGTGTGTAAGGTGGAGGCGTCTCCGGTTCGGTTCCCATGACCTCGCGCCAGACACCGCGCACGAGACCCAGACAATCACAGCCTGCACCCTTCGTTGCTGCCTGATGGACGTAAGGCGTGCCGATCCAGCTTCGGGAAGCGTCGACAATCTGGCTGCAGAGCGGATTGCTCATGTGAACAGGCTCCCGCCGTCGTTCAGATCGTCCTTGTCTGCATAGCCAATGACAATCTCGTTGCCGGGCATATGGGGAAAGCCGCCGAAGTTGTCGCCATTGGCAAAGCGGGTCTGACAGGTGGCCCAGGTCTTGTCGCAACCGGCCTGGATGCTGAAGCCGTCTCCCACCTCAATGGCATCGGCCATGGGCATAACCAGCTCAAGCGTCACCGTTCCATCGGTATTGGAATGCCGTTTAACCTCCATTTGAAGACCGCTGTTTGCACCGCTGGTCCAGGTCACAAGTCCGCGCTGAAACAACCCGTCGTCTTTGCCCTCCAGGCCGGAGGCGGTGAAGCTGCGGAAATCAAAGGCCGTCACAACCGCGCCAGCCGAGACCCAACCAGCCAACGCCACCCTGCACTTGCTGTCGCCCAGCTCCCAGGAACAGGTTCGGTCGAACTGGCGGCCCGTGGTCTGGCCAAGCCGGTGAGCCAACCCTCGCAATTCGGCCATGAAGGCCGTCGGCCCTCTGGATATCTCGCCAATGTTGCCTTTGCGCAGAAGCAGGCGATTGTCCGGGTCGGTCCAGTCGACCAGCCAGACCTCGATCACCGCGTCGTCCCAAAGGCCACGGGCGATATCGTCTTCGGTGATCGAGGCCGAGGACAGTGCTCCTTCGACGTCCAGATTGTCGACCGCCAGACCAAGGCTGGACTCGATGGATGTGGCGGTGAAGCCGGTCGCGGCCTCATAGGAAAGACCGGCGATGGTCAGGGCCCGGTCGTGATCGGTGAACCCGAACAAGGTGCCATCGCGCCGTTCCACCTTCCAGCATCTGGCGTGGGTGGTGGCGCGGCCATCGAGAGCGGCCTGCATACCTGCTGGAACCGTCTTCATATCTTCACCTCCACGATCGGAATGGCGCGGATCTCACCGAGGCGATGGATGCGCAATGTCGCCTGCAGCTGATCCGTGTCGAAGCGGCATGGCACATCGAACTCAAAACCGGCCGTGACATTGCCGGAGGCCGGGGCGACATCGAAGGTGATGAGGCCGGTGGTGGTATCGACCGACCAACCGGCCCCTTGAGAAACACCGCCAACTGCGATCACGACGGATCCAGCGACCGGCTTGGAGATCTGCCGTGTCCAGGTGCGACCGCCCGAGCTATAGGCCTTCACCAGCTGAAAACGTGTGGTCACGCCGTCAGCAGCCCCCAGGAATTGATCCTCGTCAGAGATCGCTTGAGACGGTTTGCACGACTTGAAGTCCGACCAGTCCTTGAAGCGGAAGCCCCGCAGTCGGCTGGACCGGGCCTCGAAGAAGGCGGTCACATCCGCCAGATCATCGGCGCTCCGAATGCCGGAGCCAACATCATAGCTGCGCCGGCTGTCGGCCCAGGGCGTGTTGCGCTCCTCACGGCCCGAGGCCAGCTCGACGATCTCCGTGCGCCGTTCGGGGCCGCCGCTTGCCCCGCGCGCCACGATGACAGGAAACTGAACTTCGTCGAAGTCTGCCATCAGAGCCCCCGCTGCCCTCTGGCTGTCAGACGGGCGAACTCACCGGCGATCTGGGTGCGGGAGGCTCGGAAGCTCTGGGCATCCGGCGTGGTGATGTTGATGGTGACGTTACCGTGGCCCTCGCCAGCGGCCATGGCATTGGGTCCGGCATGCTGCGTGTTCCCAAGCCCCGCCTGACCGACGACACCCGGCAGGTTCATCGGGTCCGTGGTCACCAGACCGCCGGATTGATAGCCCTTCATCCCTGCATTCTGCGCCCCCTTGCGCATGGCCTCCAGCACGGGAACACCGATGGCCCGGGTGGACTTGGCATCGAAGACATATTCGTTCTTATGGACAAACCCGGCGATGTCATTGTCATTGCCGGCAGGCGTTGCCCCGCCAATGTCGTAGAGGCCCAACGTTGCCGCGGAAACAGCGCTGGAGACACCTGAACCACCAGAAAAACCGCCAAGCAAGCCAGAGAGCAGTCCGCTGGCAGACGACAGGGTCGGGAGATTGCTGCCGAAGAGCGCATTCTTCAAAGGATTGGCGGCTCCCAGCATCAAGACCATCTGGGAGAGATCAGCGGTGATTGCCTGGATGGCACCGGAGAGATCACCACTCGCCAGTCGGTCCACCAGCGTGTCGATCGCACTTGTCCCGGCTGAGCGAACCGTGTCCCAGGCCTGTTGGTTCTGCTCCAGCGTGCTGGTGCTGTCAGCAATTGCCAGGGCATTGGCTCGAATGGCCTCGGCCTCGGTGCCAAGGGCGTTGATGCCAAGATCGCGGATCTGGATCTCTGCTTCGAGCGTTGCGAGGGCTTTAGCTCGAGCCGCATCCGTGCTGCCAACCAAACGGGTCTCCAGCCGCAGCCGGGCCAGTTGCTCATCCTGGCTGCGCAACAGGTCCTGCGTTCGTTCGACCCGGCGATCGGATTCCGATTTCTTTGCTGCCTTTGGTCTGAGTTGAGCCGCCAGCCGTTTTCTTGCTGCCTCTTCCTCAAAGATCCCGAAGACCGATCCGACTCGATCATTGGCTGCAGGAGAACTCGCGCCGATGGCACTGGCGGCAGCATCGACACCGCGCAGGGACGCTTCCACCTCGTTCAGCCGTTTGACCAGATCGAACAAGCCGCTGTCGGCCTGCCTGGCCTCTTTGATGATCTCCCGGATAGCCTGTTCGCTTTCCGTGTCCGGAGCGGTTCTGGCGAGTTCGATCAGCCGGGCAATGAGCTGATCGGCCCCAGCCTCTGCGCTGATGAACTGATCGGCGGTCGCCCGGAGCTCGTCCTGGAAAGCGCGGAACAGGGCTGCGTCCTGGGTGAGTGGCTCGGCCAAAGCCGTTAGCGCATTGGCTTCAAGGCGCAGGCTCTTTTGAACACTCTCCTCGATCTCGCTGATCAGGGACTGGAGGAGATCGCGTTGCTGCTCCAGATCATCCGTATCAAGGGCAATGTTGGTCAGGGTCGGCGAACGATCGAGCTGATCAAGAGCTGCCTTCACATCTTGGTAGCGCTCGGCCATCTGCCGGATCAGTTCGTTCTGGTTCTCCAGAGCGTCCTCGGCCGTGTCGTCATTGGCGACGGCCTGATAGAGCGCGGAGGCGGCAGCGGCGCCACCAGCCAGACCGACCAGGGCAAGATTGATCGGGTTCAGAAAACCGATCAGGCCTTGTTTGAGAATGCCGAGAGACCCGCCGATCGTATTGACGCCTTTGGATCCGAGCAAAAACTGGACCTGGCTTCCCTGTTGCAGGATGGCGGTAAAGAGCGACTGGCCAGACGCGATCTGGACACCTGCATCGGCAAACTGCTGGCCAAGGATGTTGAGCTCATGGGCTGCCAGCTTGGTGGAGGATCCGAACTTACTCAGAACCTGGGTTGATCCTGCGAGCGCTGCCCGTTGCGCCTTGTAGATCCCGGTCGCGTGCGCTGTCGCGTTTGCAGCCTCCTTGGCACTGATCGCACCAACCTTATGGGCGTCGGCAATCTCCTTGACGCCTGCCTCATAACGACGTTGCAGGGCGAACAGTGGATTGAACCTGGCTCGCAGATGATCCAGCTGCGCGCCATAGGCCTCGATGTCGCGCGCCCGGTCCACTGCAGGTGCTCCGCCAATGCCAAACTGGGCATCAAGCGCCTGAGAAAGCCGTGCGCCGGTCTTCGTTGCCTCGCTGCCAACAAGCCGCAGATGGCTTTGCGCTTCGCGCGCCCCGCGTTCGACGCCACTGGCATCGAGGCTGGCCAGCATCTTCAACTGAAGCGTCATGGCCGCTCCTCATTCAGGATCGGCAGGGCCGCACGCTCCATGATCTGGAGATCCGCCAACAGGTTCTGCCAGGCGCGCCGGCTGCGGCCACTGAAGGCAGATTTGGCTGCTGTGTAATCCAATCCCAGAAAGGCAAACCCGGTCGGGCCGGCAGCGACCCGCCACTGGGTCTCCAGAGACAGAAAAGCGGTCACGCTGCGCCAGTTGCAGCGCCAGACATCAAAGGCTTCCGGCTCTGAAACCTGGGCATCAGGAACAGCGACGCCAAGAGCGGCGAAATCCGAGGCCGTCTCGCGATCCAGCTGCAGAGAGACTTCAGGATCAATAAGGCCGCGCCGGGCAAAGGCCCAGGCCCGCGCGGCCGCCATCAGTTTTTTACCTTTGCTGCCTGAGTGTCTTGAGCCGCGCGGCCGCTGCTGGCTTCGAGGTAAGCCGTGTAAAGCGCCAGCCGCACATGGGCATAATCGAGACAACGATCGCGGGTCTCATCCGAGAACGCGGCTTCGGTCCCGTTCTCATCCTTGACACCGCGCCAGCCCGTCCAGACCTCCTTCAGGACGGCGTGTTGATCACCGCCTTCGCCATCGAGGGCGGCAAGGCGCTCGCTGCCGACCATTAGGAATTGGGCTTCAAAACTCTGGTCCAGAACCTTCCCGGGCTTCTCAGGATCCGGCATTTTGACCGTCACAGGCCACCAGAAGGTGTATGTGTCCGACAGGCGGAATTGCATCAAGGCCTCCTACTTCACAGTGATGACCAGCTCGTCGTCGCCCGCGTCGGGCACGAACATCAGCGGCAGGGAATAGTTGAGAATATTCTGGCTCTGGCCCTGGCTTGGCCGCCCGATCTGGACCTTCGGCGCATCCACCTGAACGATGTGCCCGGCCGTTGTTCCATGAACCACCTGAAGCGCATCCAGCGTCTTGGCCGTTGCCACATCGAACCAGTTGATCGTCGCCATGGACTTGGCTTCCACGACTGCGGTGCCGGTGCTCTGCCGATCGGTCAGCTGCATGCGTTCATCACCGATCAGAAAGCGCGGCTCGACCTGGACACCCAGATCGATGGCAATGCTTTCTGCAATCCGGTCGGCCCCATGGAGTGACAGGCTGGTTGCGGCCTTTGAAACAGGCACCGGCTTCTGGAAGGCTGACAGATCCGCCGCCGGCAGAGCCTGGTCGGTGACCGTGCCGAGCAGTCCCATGATGCTGAATCTGAAACGCGGGATCTGGCGCGGGGCGAATTCCACCTGGAAGGTTCCCCGGCACCCGAGGGCAACATGACGCACACCGTCGTGGTGGTAATAGATCGAGACGGCTTCCTCGCCGTCCGACACCGGTTCATAAACCACCGAAACGCCCGGATCGATGGTCTCGGACAGACCGCAGGCCCGCAGCAGAACCCCATAGCCAGGCACGTCTCCGGCAGCGCCAGCCCCAGCACATTCCACGGCGAACTCCAGCTGCATGTAGTTGCCGGTGAGCTCGATGCCTTGGTGACCCAGATGGGGCAATAGCAGATCACGCGAAACGTCTTCGCCCGCCAGAGGTGTCAGTGTCACATCCGACAGCTGGATGGCATTCGCTGCAAGGGGAACGCTGTCCGTGCCATAGACCGTCTCGATCTTCGCGAGGCAGGCGAGCTTCTTGAACTTGCGCATAAGCTAGTCCTTCTCCGCTTTGGGTTTGGCCTTGGGTGGCTTGTTCGTTTTGGCCGCCTGATCTTCCCTCACCCGCTCGCCCGTCTTGGGATCGCGGATGTATCGACCGCCCAGTCTCGGCGCGTCAGTCATGGCTGTTCCTCCAGATAGGTCGGGACGGAATAGCGATCCTCAAACCAGACCGCCCCGCCATGGGCCTTGATCAGATCTCCGGAAATGTGGGTGACGGGCTCGGCGGCATCGGACGGTTCAAAGCCAATCAGGCGCGAGCGGACAAAGGCCTTCAGTGCCTCAATGTCTTCCGCTGCCTGCCCCATCCGAGCATCGCTCAGATTGTCGGTGACGATGACGACCGCGATGTCGGTCTCAAGCCGCTGCAGAATGCGCCCCGTGGCGCGCTCGTTTTCACCACTGGCCTCATCTGCCACCATCACATAGGCGGCTGGCGCAGCAGATCTGCGCTTCTCGATTACCGAGAATTCCGCCGCGCCGCAAACAGCTTTAAAGAGAGTTTGAGGCTCTTTTAAACGGGCGATTATATCGCGCACGAGGCTCATGAAGGCCCTCCATCCGCGATAGCGCTGTAATGCGTTTCCGCAATCGCCAGGATCGTTGCCCGGTCTTCCTCGGAAAACCCGAGATAAGGCCGCGCCGGAATAACGATCGAACGTTCGCCGAATGTGACGGTCTTCTCGAACACGCGCTTGTGGGACGTCTTCGCGAACTGCGTCTGCGTTCCAACCTTTCGGAACTTCACTTTGCGGGATTGCGGATACTGGGTGACGATGCCGCCGCTCTGGTGAATACCGGCATAGACAAGATTGGTGCCGACGGTAGCTTCTGTTTCCGTGGCTTCGCCGCTGATCGACTTGTAGAGCCGGTTGGTGTCTCGCAGCAGTTTGGGCGTTACCGGGCCATTGCCCCCTGAGCGACCATGCGTCTTGCGTTTCGCGCGGGCTTTCGCAGTGCGCGGTGCATGGCGTTGCCAGGGCGTTCCATCCGGCGAGGTCTCTGTCTCAAACCGGCGCTGCACGGAAAACAGCATTGCCGCCTGGATCTCAACCATCATCGGTCCGGTCTCACCGCCCGCGTCCGCGACACGGCTCAGTGCCGCATTGATCTCGGCGTCTTCTATGGTAACAAAGGGTGTCGACCCGGTCATTGGTCCCTCCCCTAAAAGCCGGACAGGCTGTCGCGGGAAAAGATCCGGTCCGGTGCAGACACCTGGACCTGGCCTTCGCCGCTCTGATCGGACGCCGCCCCTTCCGCCTCAAGCTGGACGGCGCCCTTCGCGACATCCTTCAGCCAGGCAATCGCTTGGCCGTAGTCCCGCGTGACGGGATCGTCCTTGTCCGTGCGCCGGCCATGCAGGAAATACCGGGAGATCTCGCAGATGATCCGCGTCAGGACGGCAGGAACCGGATCGAGCGGCAGGCGATAGAGCTTGGCCAAATAGCTATCGGCCAGATTTTCCGCATCCGAGATATGGGCGGCAACCTTGGCCGCATCGATCGTGGTCGCAGGCAGGTTCGTCTCGTCCGTGAGCTGGATCAGCTCATCTTCGCCAAACCGGTCAATCAGATCCTGCTGTGTTGCGTAGGCCACGGACATTCCTTCCACGGATGTTTCAGCTGGCTTTGGCAGGTCAGGCGGGTGAGATAACACCGGCCTTTTGCAGCGCGGCCAGTTCACCGGCTGGCAGAGAAATCGGATCCCCAACCCTGTAGCGTTTGCCATTGCAGCGCAGCGGCGAGACGATCACGCCTTTGACCAGTGCTTCAGTCTTTGCATCTGCAAGAACCTTCGAAGATGCCGGAGAAGCGGGTTTTGAGGCCGGAGCGGTCTTGGGCTTGTCGTCCTTCGCTGCTGCTTCAGTTTGGGCCGTCGTCGCGGGTGTCGCGACAGCCGGATCACCGGTAACGGCTTTGGAAGCCTCAGGAGACTTCGGTGCGGTTTGCGTTTTGGCTTTGCGCGGCGCCATCGGATCAGCCCCCCGCCACAGCGTTTTGGATGAAATAACCGACGTCCTTTGCGACGATCAGTTCCTTCACCCGCTCGCCGGTCCGGATCCGTACACCGCCCTGCAGGCCGACATCCCGATCCTCGATGCGTCCGGAGAACTTGGTGCCATATTGGGCGGTAAAGCCGAAAGTGATGCCGCCGCCCTGGGGATTGGCGATCGGGTTCAGGTGGATCATGGAAATATGATTGCCCCAGGCCCGGGCAAGATTGGCACTCTGTCCCGGTTTGGCCGTGTTGTACCAGGCATCCCCGACCAGGATCCGGGAGATTCCTTCACCGGAAAAGAGATCCAAAAACTGCTGCCGGGAGACAATACCCTCCTCGGTCAGATTGCCCTTCACCGCATTGACGATCTTCGGATGCGAGGACAATTTCGACCAGACCGACCGGCCCATTACCATGGTGTTCGGCTGAAAGATCAGTGTCGACTCGATACCGGTCTTCAGGACGCCGATTGGATCTGAATTGGAGTAGTCGCTGAACTGGTCTGTACCGGCCAGGGTGATCCGGCGATCCGCCGAATAGCTGTTCAGATTGTGCACCATGGAGGCCACCCGCACTTCGCGCACATTCAGCAAAGTGTCGGTCAGCATCATTGCTGCATGGCCTTCCGGATCGAACTTGGAAACATTGCGGCTGCGCGCTTCCGAGGCAGCATCGATGTCGGAATAGGGAATGGGGGACTCAAAGCCGTAGTCCTCGACCTCGTCGGTCTTTTCCGTGCCGCCGAACTCAAGCTGCTGCACCCGGCCCCGCCGGCCGACCTTGCCGTCCGGAATGTTGAAGGCCTCATTCAGCGGATATTCGGTCCAGGCGAACTTCTCGGCCCCAACAGGTGTTCGGGGCAGAACCTCATCGGCGATCAGCGAAGAGCGGTCATTGCGGTAGCCGATGGCGATCGCAGTCAGGATCGGATCGACGGTAAACGGGCGGTTGGGAGCCATGGCGTCCTCTAAATGTTAAGTCGCGAAATCGTCGGGAGAACCGGATCAGCCCAGTTCAGGCCAGCTCAGATCAAGCCGGTTCGTGGAAGAGGCCGGGCTGGATCCAGGCATCGATGATGTCGTCGGCAACGCCGGGCTCTTCGGCAAAGCCGATGATCCGGCGGGTCTCGCCGGCAGCTGCGACACAGACAATCGCCTTGCCGCTGGCATCCGAGGTCAGCGGATCACCGGCGGAGACCGCCGCGCCAAGCTGCACGGCGCCAAGTCCGGCGCGGATGACATCCACCATGCCGCCAAGCGGCGCGCCCATCTTGTCGGAGACGCCAATCACCGGATCGGTATCGGCAGCAGCCGTTGCCGCCATTCGCGAACTGGCAACATCGGAAAACGCCACGATGCGGAAGGGTTCAACCTCTGCAGTCGTCTCATGGGACCGGATGAACGTCGGGATCATGATTTTTGCTCCTGAACAGCTTGCACGGCGGCAGCGATGTCGATGATCTGACCACTGGCGGCAAGTTGTGCCTGATGGGCGGTTGCAGCTGCAGCCACTTCGACCGGGTCACGCTCACTCATCCCGGCCAGACCAGCGTCAGCCTGTTTCTGACTGCCGAGCTGGGCTACGGTCAGTGCCGGTGCATTGGCGGTAAAGGCTTCGAACTGCTTGAGATCGGCCTTGGCAAGCTCCAGCCCCCAGTCTTTCAGCGCCGGAGCCAGTTTCCCGGCTTCAATGGCTGCTGCCACAAGCTCTTCAGCGTTGTCAGCCTGTATGCTGTCGCTCAGTGACTTGAGGTCCGCTTGCAGGGCCGTGACCTGTTCAATCGGCACGAATTTGGCGGGGTCGGGCTTACCTGGATCAGCTTTTGATGCCTTCGCAGCATTGGCCAGATCTGCCACAGAGGCGGCAACGACAGTCGCATCTGCCGTCTTGTCCAGCCCGGCGGCCACCGCAATTGCGGATAGGCCATTTACAAGGGAAGTGATCGAGGCAAGCGCCTCCCCTTCCCCGGCGTCCTCGGACAGGCCGAGAGCTTCAAGGATCTCATCCATGTCAGGTCCTTTGGTTGTCTTGGGAAACGCGCGGGCGGCAATGGCCTCAAGATCCATCGCGGGCATGTTCAACAGCGCCGCATTGCGCAGCGCGGCGACCTTGCCGGCCTTGTCGCGGGTGAACAGCGGGGAGATGTAGCGATATTCGGTCGCCTCAATCGCGGCCCTGGCGGCGGCGGTCCATTCAACCCGGCCATAAATACCGTCAACCCGGACCTCTAAGTCTTTGACCCAGCCAGCTGCCTTGGCCGTGCCACCAACGCCAGGAATGGCGCCGAAGACCGACTGATGATCATAGTCGATCATCATTTCCGTTCCACCGAGATAGGCCTTGGTGCGAGCGATGATGGCCTGCATGGCGGTCTGATCGCCGGCATCGAACGGCCCCCGACCATCGCGGGCCTGGAAGGTGCCCGCCGGGATCAGCTTGATCCAGCTGCCACTGGTCATGTCAGCCGTCAGGGCAACCGGGTTGGCGACGCAGATCTCAAATGGGTTGGGGCGTTTGCTCATGGGGCAAGAGTGCCCGGGAGCCGAAAAGCATATCACCCACGCGGGTGCAGGGGGAGATTCAATGGAAAAGTAAGGGTTCGATAATGCCGCAAGCGGGAGCCAAGATCAAATTTACATTTTTGGTGAGTGTTATGGCCCGTTTGGGGGCTAAGAAACGCTATTTTGTACTGGCTATCAAAGATTGGATTGCGTTTGACCGCGACAGGCAGAAAGCAATGACTGGCTAGAAATACGTGCCAGCCCAGTCCTTACAACCAATTTAGAAACAAATATCGCCATTACGAGGCAGAACGGTATGGCTCATCAGGACAAGGAAACGCATTTTCACGCGGTCGAAACGCAACAGATCGCGAATTAGTCCACCGAGCCAGCATCTTAGAGATTTTGGAAGTTCCACATCCGCTTTGGGTTGCATTCTCTGGTTACATGCAATTCTGTGTGTCTAATTCATTTGGAAGGTGATTGTTGATGGACAGCGTTAAGGCAAAGGAACTAGAGGCGATTCTTAAAGGAAAAACGCTCCAAGGCTTTGAAATTATCGAATTGATCGATCACGGGAAATCGGCTGCAGTCTTTAAAGGCCGTTCTATTGAAACAGATGAAACAGTTGCGGTTAAAGTTTTTGATGATGAACTCATTGCCAAGTATGGCGACACTGCTCAGCTGAAACGCATCAAACGCGAGCTGGAACTAGTTGGAAAGTCCCATCAGAACATGGTTGAAATTCTTGGTGGCGGCTTCGATCAACATACTAAAAACCACTACCTGATCATGGGGTTTCTTGACGGTCCAAATTTGAAGAAGTGCCTTCAAGAGGTACCCGTAAAGAATATTCCCTTGCTCGTCTCCCAACTTGCGAATTGCTGCGAATATCTTGAAGGGCGAGGTCTTGTTCACCGTGACATTAAACCGGAAAATATTGTCCTGGTTGACGATCTATCGAAACTGATCCTACTAGATTTCGGTGTTGTGAGACCCTTTGGTCAAGGTGATGTAACGGATGGCGATGGCGTCCAATCTTTTGTTGGGACGCTACAGTATAGTTCACCCGAGTTCCTGCTTAGGAACGAGAAAGATACAAGAGAAGGTTGGCGCGCTCTAACATTTTACCAAATTGGCGCAGTTATGCATGATCTAATTATGCGAAAACCTATATTTGAGGAAAGCACCCAGCCATACGCAAGATTAGTTAACTCCGTGCAGCAAGACACCCCAACAATTTCTAATAAATCACTTCCAAACTACCTGATTGAAACAGCCAGTCTCTGCCTTTCAAAAGTTCCAGAAGTGCGTGTCAAAACTCTTAGCTGGAAGTCCTTTCACCCACCGGAGGTTACAGATGATCCGTTGAAAAGAGTGAAAGAGAGAGTATCTCTGCGCGCTGCGGCAACTTTCATAGAGCCAGTCACAACTGCAACTAACGATGACGCTGCTAACGCGCTTTTGGAAGACGTAATTACACACTTGAAGGTCAAAGTTCGGGCGATCAGAAATGCAAACCGAGCTGCTTTTCCGCCCTTGGCTGTTACGAGGGAGAAGGATCCAGTAATTCGTGTTGAGTTTGATACGTCCGTGCCTCACGGCCTGATCGGGACTATAAAACTCTGGTTCGCAGTAGAAGTGTTGGATGCAGCCGCGGGTGTAATCAGAATGAGTGCAGCAGGCTTGTGGACCTGTCTGGATACAAATTGCCCGAAGGAGTGGCACATAGTGCACTTAGGTTTAACCGGCGTTGATGAATTTTCGGGCTCACTGGAAAGTTGTATGTATTGGGCCTTGGATAGGGCCCAGCAGGCAGCCGCCGAAAATGAAGAGATGCATATTGATTTTGGCCCAATTGCGGGGGGTAAGTCATAATGTCCGATACATGGTGGACCAACGCAGAAGATCTTGATGACGAGCAGAAGGCCGTGGTGCTTCTGCCTAACGACGGGCACAATTTGATCATTGGCCCTCCGGGGTGCGGAAAGACAAACCTCTTACTACTTCGCGCCTCTTATCTCGATCGCAGCGGATTGAAAAACTTCGCGGTATTAACCTTTGCCCGGTCATTGAGAGAATTCTTGGCCTCTGGCGCAAGCAATTACCCTTTCTCACCAGATAAAATTCAAACCTATGTGCGATGGGGTAATACAGTACTAGCTGAAAATGGCCAACCGACCGGGCAACGAGATAATTTCGATGAGGTTCGTAGTTCGTTGTTAGAACGGTTAAAAGTGGTCGCTGCTGACAACAAGCCACAAAACATGTTCGATTGTATATTTCTCGATGAAGCGCAGGACTACACGTCTGAAGAGCTTAAGGTTCTAATGAGCTTTACTCCACGCCTATTTGCAGTCGGCGACATCAATCAACGTATACATTCCGAAGATCAAGATGCTCTAAATTCACTTGAAAAAGATGGAGTTTCCATAACACGATTGACGTACCACTATCGCAATGGACTTAAGATTTGCCGTGTCGCTGATGGTATTCAAGGGCTGGTTGAAAAAGCTGAAGGCCTTGAGACAACTTCAAACTATGATGAAGAAGCATATCCATCGACTGTAACTCGTTTTTCTCAAATGTCTCTAGATGAACAAATCGCTACATGTATTGAGGCTATACCATCGCAGCTATCGGCTTATCCCGATGAGTATATTGGCGTGTTGTGCCCCAAAAAAGAGGATTTGGCAGTTATTGCGAAACAATTTAAAGAGTCGCACCTATTCGAACAAGTTCATGTTCAGCACGGTGAATACGAAGCGATGACAGATGAACGTCGCATTGTCCTCACTACGGTCCATGGCGCGAAGGGGCTCGAATTTAGGGCGGAACACTTTCTAGCCGCAGATCATGTGAAGCGTTTTCGTTTGCAAAAGAAAATGGCGTACACAGCAGTGACAAGATGTAAAACGTCATTATCTGTATACCATTGCGGGGACCTCCCGGGGTATTTTGAAAATGGTTTCGCCGCTTGCGAAAAGCCGACAAGAGGCCCAGCTCTCGACGATCTATTTGGGAGCAACAGCGAATGATCTACGCATCATTGACGCGGGACGAATTTATAGGGTGGTTGGCAGGTAAACACACTCCTCAACCCGCTCGGTTTTCAGTCAGGCGCAAGATCAAAACCTCGGATCGCAAGATCACGATTGTTTGGCAGGATTCAAACACTGAAAGTGGACGTCCTCCGATCGTCGCGGTCGCTCAGAACGACTTGCAGGACTTCTTTGCTTTCGTCTCTACGTATGTTTCTACTTTCAAGCCATTTTCCGCCTTTTTCAATGTCGTGCCAATCGAAGCCCTCGAGTTGGTCATTCGCAGCGGCACAGATCAAACTTGGCGATCTGAACGTTTTGCGCGCTTTGTAGGTGTTGCGATCGCCGAGACACATGCCCAATCCCGCTCGAAAACTCGATCGCTGGACCGTCTGTCTGTGCAAGGAGTACGTGCAACACTGTCGGCCACGCTTATGCGCGCCATTTTTCAAGGCTACGAAGCAAAAAATCTAGCAATGGTTGCCGAGCGATGGGAAGCTGCGAGGCGGTTAACGTCGGATAACGCTCTGTCCATTACGCCCAACAACATATTGCAAGTCTGGCAAGTTATTGGAAATGCAGTGACCGCTAACAATGGTAGTGCGCCAAAGCGTTCGAAGGGGCAGCTCGACAGCATACTGGGAGCTGGTTTTGAAGAAGGTGCAGCATTCGACGAATGGTTCCTACCATTAATTGAATCATCTTTGGGGTCGGACAAGTATGTAAAAGTTTTGAAAGGCTCAAGAGAAGAGAGAGTGAAGAGCATTCCTGCGTTCTTTGAAGGTATTTTGACCGCAAAGATTTCGCCTGATCTAAAGGATTTTCTAGTCGGTGGGCTCTTGTCGATGGTTGGGAATGGTTCAATGGCCCATTTGCCACTGACCGACCAGGTCGTCCAAGATATGCCTAGAGCCGTTCTATGGTTTGGAGCACTATCAGCCCTGCAGCCACAAAATGACTCTCTTACCGCGAGCAATTGCCTCGGGAGACGCTTAGCGAGAGATTTGATGAAGGAGTACAATCCTTTTAGCGTGCCTGATCACGACGTATCGCTAGAAGAGCTGCAAGTGTTGGGTGAAAAAGCCTGGAATGGCTTTGGTATGAGGACGATGCATTCCGGCACAATTGAGATTGGCCTAGTAGGAACTGTACATACGCCTTTTCGAAGCATCAACAACAAGCAGGAGGATGAGCGACAAAGACTGCTGAACGAACGCCGACGTTCCGAAGCGTTTGCGGGCGAGCGCATCCATGAATTACGAATGCTATTAGACAGGGCAAGTCGAATAACGAAAGAAATCTCACATTCACGCCAGCGCGATTTCTTTGAAAACGATTAGACAAGTCAAAAATACCTACTTTGATACCTCATTGTGCGCGAAGTTACCGCAACCTTGATCGACGACTGTAAACTTGCGCATGCTGCGCCGCCTTTCCTTCGCCATTAAACACCCTTTAAACAGGCAGGAGCGCCAGCAGACGTTTTTGGGCATCATGATGCATCCAGCCCCTTAAAACGCGCTCTACGGCCTTCCTGTCAAATACCCCGAAACTCAACCTCACCCCGCGCCAGCGCCCGCCGCACCGTCTCCTCATGCCCAGACTTGCCCGGATTGTAATCCCACCCCGGATCCACCCCGTCCGGGATCTGACGAACCTCTCCGGTCCGCTTGTTCTCCCAGGCCCGATAAGAGATCGGCGGCGCCTCAAACACCAGCTCCACACCTTCCGCCAGCAGCCGGTCAATATCCGCCTGCGACAGGCTCTGTAGCGTGCAGCGGCAGTGCCAGCCATTGGGCGGCGCAAACACATCCCAGAACGGCTCATCGATCGGCAGCACCAGATTGTTCAAGCGCTGGTGCTCTGGCCTTGTCAGCCCATCCTGAACCGCCACATAGCGCAAGTACGGCCGGCTCTGCCTGCTCCGTTCAAACCCGGACCAATGCCCGGCTGCGTAGGAGACGTTCATGTTGGCATCGAAGATCGTCCGCAGCCGGCGCATTGAGCCCAGCCGGACCTTTACAGGCTCACCTGTCAGCGGGTCTTCCTGGATCGCTTCGCCCCACCAGCCCTTGCGCACCAGTTCCGGCCTGATCAGGCGCGAGAAACTCTCGAAGGTCTCACCCTGGGCAAGGGCTTTCAGAAGCGCTTCCCAAATATCGACCAGAATGTCGTGGCCGGTGGATTTCGCCACGGTGAACATCGCCGCATGATCCTGCGCATAGACATCCTGCCAGGCGAACGTTGGATCCAGCCGGTGTCCACGGGTCTGAAGCGCGGCGATGGCAGCTCTTGGCGGCAGGGGCTTGAAGCTTGCCGCCATGGCTATTGCGTCCCCTCACCCGTCTCCCCGGAGATCCGGGCAGCAAAACTAGCCTTGGCCAGAGTGTCGGCAAGCGCTGTAACGCCCATAGTCTCCAGCCGCCGTAGAAAGATCGCCTTGGCTTCCTCGATCGACGTCGCCGCGGCCAACTCTTCCTCTAGCCCCGCGATCACCGGTTCCACCAACGGCACCCAGCCGTCCTCGGCCAGAATGTCGTCAATTGCCCGCTCAAACGCGTCGGAGTGGCGTAACACCTGTGCTCCGGCGGGGACTGTCCGGAATGCTTTCACCTGCGTAGAAGATTCTGCCTGATCCTCTTCCTGGGACAAGAGACTTCCTATTTGCAGCCCAAGCAGTTCTTCTTCGGGATCTGGATCAGGCAATCCCAGATGGTCGCGCATCGTCGACATGCCAACCTTGAGCCCGAGCGGCACCAGGGCCACCACATTCTTGACCAGCGCCTCAATGTCGACCTCATCGGGCCGGCCGATCTTCAGCCTCGGATAGGCACGCCGCGGGCCGAAGTTGAGATCCACCAGCGGGCGTACCAAATCCCGATTGAGGGTCGCACCAAGCTGGCGGGCATCGGCCAGCTCGATATCGTCCCGCACGCCATCATGAACTTTCGCGGTCGCATAGCCGCCGGCTATCGCATCGGTGGTCTGGGTCTGACCCAGCACCAGCTTGGAGACCTGCCGGTCCAGCCAGTCGGCGCGCTGTTCATAAAGGTCATGAGAACCGGAAAGACTGGCCTCAATGAACTCGATGGCCATGCTCTCAGGAACGATCGCGGAAAAGTCCGCGCCGATGTTGGCGACAGCCTGGTGCAGCTTGTCCTTGTCTTCATCGCTTGCGCCGGGCCCGAATTTGCCTAGGCGCAGCGGCTGGCCATAGGCTTCGGAGAAGATTGCCCAGTCCTTCAGGGTGAAGGATTTGAACAGGAAGGCCCAGGCAGCACCCCGCGCCAGACCGCCACGGATCGGAATGCCGGACTTGGCCTTGCCGAAATGGGTGATCCAGCCAAAGGGCCGCAAGGGCTCGTCGCCCTCGATGCCCCTGAGCAGCAACGTTTCGCCATCCTCATCATCAAAGCGGAACCAGCGCGGATCGCGCCACTTGAAGGCTTTCGGGCGCCATTGGCCCTCGGAGGTGTCCCAGAGGATCTCGGTGGCAGAGAAGCCCTTGCCGACCGCATCCAGAACATCAAACAGCTCGTCCTTGAAGGCATCGCGCTCGGTGATCTCGCGCACCAGGTCGGCCGCGCGGACATCCTCAGCGGCATCGCTTGCCGCTTCCACCGTGATCTCCAGCGAAGACACCTGACGTTTGCGGGTGCCCAGCACCCCGGCATAATGCTCGTTGCGCTCTTCCATGTCCTCAGCCAGCGCCAGATAGCGTTCCGGATCGCCGGCAATGCTGGAGCGCAGGATTTCTGCCAGGCCCCGGGGCGTCAGGCCGCTGGCCGGATGCATCGCGGAACTGCGGTGGATTGCGCGCAGCTGCGGCCCGGCCTGTTCAGATTTCAGGGCCTTCGAAGAGACCGGACGGCCGGCGGGATCGACAAGCTGCACCATCAGAATATCCCCCGGGAGCGACGCAAGGACCCCATCCGGAAGCCCTCACCACCATCAGCTTCAAAACTGCCTTCATCAAACCGGCTTCGATTGGGCGTGACCGGCTCATAGCCGAACTCGCGCCACATCATCCGGCTGGCGTAATAGCCAAGCGCCAGCGCGATGGCATAATCGCCGTGCCGCTTCTTGCCCTTCACGCCTTCCCTGAGTGGCGGCACCCGTGGCACGCCCCGTACGGTCTTGACCGCTCGAAGATCCGACAGGTGATCGCTATCAGCCGAGATCGACAGGACATCATCCTCAAAGGCAGCTTTCAGTGGCGGCATCTCCAGCCGGTACCAGGTCTCTGAAAAGTGGATCGCCATGACAATGCCGGCACCTTGCGGGTCTTCGCGCAGGCCGAATTCCCGCCCCATGTCCTCGGCAACCGTCCAGCCCATTCCCGTGGCGTCAAAAGCTGCCCCGACAAGACGGGTTTGAACGGCCTTTAAAACGGCTTTTGTGATGGTCTTTTGTTCGTCGCCTGGCACATTGCGGAGCTCGAACGATAGTGCCTCCCGCCGCTTCAGGTCCTTCTCGATAGCCAGCAGGCTCCCGACCGTCAGATCCGAGACCCGGGCAAAGTCGAAGCCGAAGGCATAAAGAACATCGAGCGGCAAGGCATCGAGAACAGCCTTCAGCTCCTCCAGGAACGGCGCCATCAGGACGGACTGCTCCAGCTTCGTCTTGTGCAGATAATCAGCCGGCAGCTCCAGCCGCAGGATCGGCGCATCCGACGTCATGCGCGCCTCGATCAGCGGGGCAGCCAGCCAGGTGCCCGATCCCATGGAGGGAATGCAGAAGAGTTCCTCATCTGCGCCATCGGCATAAAAGTCGATGATGTCCTGGCGGAACTCGGCTTCCGCCTCCGGCGTCCAGGCCTGTCCCTGGACCAGGCTGATCCGCTCAAAGAGGCCTTCCTTCAGCGCGTCATCCAGATCAACCCGCATATGGGCGTATTTGGAGCGCCCCGCCAGGATGTCCTGGACCTGAATGTTGAACTCGTTCTCGCTGCCATCATGGGTCGAGCAGACAACCACCTGGCCGCCCCACATCAGGAACGCCAACGCTGCCTTGAGCAGTTCCTTCAGATTATCAACAAAGGCCGCCTCATCGATGATCACCAGCCCCTGTTTGCCGCGAAGCGATCTTGGCGCGGACGACAGGGCAACGATCTCAAAGCCTGAGGCAAAGCGGATCCGGAACGCCTGAATGTGGCGGGTTTCGTCAGGAGCGTTGGGGTCGGTGTCCTCGAACAGGAATTCGTCCTGGGCGATGGCAGCCGTAGCATAGGCCCGGGACCACATGGCACAGGCATCAATGAACTCGCGCGTCATCTCCTGGCTGTAGGAGATATACATGGCGTCCATGCCGCCGGCAGGCTTCTCCCGGGCGGCCCTGAGCACCGCATAAGACGCAAGACCCCAGGTCATGCCGATCCGGCGGGATTTCTCGATAAAGAGCACCTTCAGCCCGGTGCTTTCCAGAAGGCTGACGGCCCGTGACTGATAGCCAAGCAGGACCTTCGGCAAGCCAACCCTTGCCGCGATGTCCTCGATGGCGGTGCTGGTCGCCCGGCGCAGCTCCTGCCATTGCTCCTTGGAGATCGGCGCGCTCATTTGGCATCGCTTTCTTCGGGGTCATCTGAACCGCTTTTTTCAACTCCGAGGATCTGGCCAAGGATTGCCTGAACAGTGTCTTTCGTAAGCCCTTTGGTCCTGGCGACAATGCCAACGGCTTCTTTGGTCTTGATTGCAAAGTCCTTCTCAACCTTCTGCCGCCGCTGAGTGGACACGCCTTGTGCCTGGGCTGCGGCCCGTAGCGCGTTGGCCAGATCCATTGCACCCTTGGGATCGATGCCGCTTTCACCCGCATCGGTCAGAACTTCAAACACCAGCGTCTTGATCGCTTCAGCTGCAATCAGTGTCAGATCATCCGAGGCTTCTGCATCGAACCGCTCGGCAATGGAGCCGGCGATCTGCCGGGTCTCTTCAAGGCGCCGGGTCAGGGTCGCCAGCTTGATGGAATATCGGTTGAAGGCGGAGAACGAGGGAAGTTTGAAGTCCAGTTCGCCGTGATGAGATGCTTGTATAGCTTCAAGCTGCGCGATGAACTCCGGGTAGATATCAACCTGGGTGCGTTCCCGATCGCGAAGCTGATTGGCTGCCCAGGCAATCACATCATCGCACTCGGCTGGCAGCTGCTCGATGGCCGACAGGCGACCGCGCCCACGTTTCGGGCTCCTTGCCTTCTTGCCCATATCAGGCACCGAGCGAAGGTTTCAGGACACCTGCCAGGAAGGCTCGGCGCTCCACGTGATCCAGCCCGGAGCGCATAAGCTCTGCAACAAGCACAGAACCTGCCTCAGTCAACCTGACCGCCAGGAGATCCTCGAGCTGGCGCAGCTGGGTGCGGATGTAGTCGCGGCTCTTGGAATGGCCGAAGGTCTCCAGTACATGGGAGAGCATGGTTTCATTGAGACGGTGATCAGCTTCCTTGGCCAGAGCCTTCAGGATGATCAGGCGGCAATCGGCAGCAGCATGTTCTGCGTAGCTCATGTCAGTCGCCCTCCTTCAGCAGGAAGCCTTCAACCCTTCGCACCGTGCGCGAAATGCCATTTAGGCTCTCATCCAGGCGGCCAATCGTGCCGCGCAATTCTGCAATTGAGAGCTTTAGGTCGTTGACATCATCCTTGCCGGGCAAGTGTTTCAGTTCACCCTCGACCGCTTGAACCCGGCGATCATGATCGATCAGCTTCTCATCAACGATCTTCAAATGTTCTGCATTCACCTTGGCCTTCGAGGTGATCCACGAATGCACGAGCGCGCCGATCGACAGCAAAACCGCCAGCAGACTGGCCCAGTCCTTGAAAGTCTCGGGAAGCATCAGACCCCTCCGGATCTCTTCTCGTCCGACCTCCGCCAGACGTAGACCCCGACCACACCGGCCCAGGTTCCAAGCACCGTTCCCAAAAACCCATAGGCAACCGACGCATTGGCAATGGTCTGAACGTCGCCCTTCAGCATGAGAAAGCAGAAGGACAAAACCAGAGCCAGACAGCTGAGCGCAAACAGGATGCCGTTCAGCGGTCGCCAGATCCGCGTCAGCAGCGATGGACTGGCTCGGTCGCCTGCCATCAGCTGCTGATAGGATTGCGTGGCTTCGGAAGCGGCCTGGGCAATGGGGCAGAGATCTTGCTCGACCGCCTGGAAGGCCTCAGACACGACCTCGGGAGCGCTTTCGTATCGCGCTGCAATGGCCTCCTCCGTCGGCTCGACCCCAAGCGTGCCGGCCACCTGCCGGATCGCGGCCTCTGCCACGTCAGCTGCAATCGTTCCGGCTCGTCCTCCATGCTGTCGCAGGATTTTAGAAAGGGCACTCGCCCCCACATCAAGGGCAATCACGGCCAATGGAGTCACAGTGACCTCCCAAGAGATTTGACGGCAATTGCAAGCTCATCCCGGTACTGCCAGGCGAAGTACCCCAGGGCGGCAACGGTCAGGGCAAGCCCCCCATAGAGGATAAGGTCACCGTAGCCCGAGGCATCAGCGGCTTTATCAGCCGCGCCCCCGCCTGCGACGGCCGCGCCCCCGGCTCCGGTTGTCTGGACCTTGGTCTTCAGATCGACCACTCGCTGGATCTGATCAAGGGTTGCCCGGCCGAGGATACCGTCATTGGACAGCTGCGGATGCTGGCTCTGGAAGATGAGAACCGCTTGGCGAACCGCCAGAGCATCACCCCGGTGGCCAGGTGTCAGAACCTTCAGCTGCTCCAGCCAGATCAGGCCCTGTAGATGGTCGTCGGGACGCAATCGCCAGGTCGGCAGCGATCGGGAAATATCGCGCGTGGTCATGGAGGCAGGCACCTTGACCCAGTCAGGCCAGGAATTACGTTCCAGAATGGCTGCGCCTTCCTTGCGCCGGCGCACCAGACCTGGGAGCTTCCTGCCTTTCGATGTCTGAGCGGTAACACGGTATTTGGCAGCCGCGCCCTTGATGTCTCCGGCAAGCAATAAACGGAACCAAGACCACTTCAGAGCGCCGGCTCCGCAATTGTAAGCCATATCGATCGCGGCAGAGGCCCCATGCAGGGAAACCTTGCTGGTGGAGCTTTTTAGGGCAGCGATGACCGGCGGTGCATAATCCTCGTCAATCAGCTTGCCCAGCAGCATGATCGCATCGCTCTTGGTGATCACATCGCCAGCGCGCATCTTGCGGCGATACCTAGCCATCCACCAGTCGCGGAAGATCTTTGAGCCCCAGGTAAATCCAAATCCGATGGTCGGCGTTCCGGTTGGATCCCGGTACCAACGCAGGACAACGCCCTCATTGCCCCCGGTCCAGGGAATAAGGCGCGGATCATAAAACGAAGATTTAAGATCAGAAGTCACATCCATGTCTCCTGGCTTTGTGCAAAAGCGTGAAGTCGGAAACAGGATGGCGTTTATCGGGAGGCAGGCTCACCCACGCCGGTACACTGGTGTTGCGTTGGGGCGTGGCCTTAAAACAAGGAGAGCTGGTTCTTCTCAGAGGAACCTGACAACCAGCGGCGGACCGTTGTCTGGTCCACGTGGAGCTGGCGGGCAATCGCCGCCTTTGAAAGGCCCCTGCTCATGAGCACTCCGGCAATCCATGGCTTGGGAATTGGAACCCGCACGTAGCCATGGCCGAGCGCCTTGGCAAGGATGGCCGCTTTTTCGGCACCGGTCAATTCAAGCACCATCGAGCTGCGCGGCCGATCGCTGAAATAGATCTCTGATCCGCCAAACGCCAGGAAGAAATCCACCGCAAGCTCCTGCCCGAGGACCTCGATATAGGTGGCGATATGGGCGGGACATCTGTTCATTTGATGGAAGTCCGCAGCAATCGGCCAAGATCATTCTGAACCTCGATCCATTCCCGGTCAGAAAAGTCTGTCGGAAGGTCCTTGCCGGTCTTGTCGGCCAGATAGGCTGTCAGGCTTCCAGCTGGCGCTGCATCCTTCCTGATCAGCTCCGACCAGATGTGCAGGCAGACCTGGAACCGAAAATCATTGTAGGCGGGTGGCAGGCTTTGATCCTTGCGGAAGAGCCCGTCGTTTCCGGTCTGCCGCCGGAGGATCGCCTTGAGCGCATCAATCGCCTTGTCGGCATCGCTGGCGTCTTGCAGAAACCGGACATGATCGAGGCCCGTCTGGCGTTTCAGAAAGGCGATCATTGCCTTGTCCGAGCGGTTCTTGATCACGCCGAGGTTATAGCCGGCGATCCAGAGTGCCTGGAGTTTCCGGGCAAACTTGCCCGTGGCCCTTTCATACGGGTTTGACGCTGGCTTGAGGCCCTCCAGAACGGTGATGACCTTGCGCCGTTCTGCTTCGTTCATGTCCGCCGATGAACGCTTGCCGGTTTCCCGGTGGAGGAGATCACGGTACGTGTCATCGTCGAGGCCGCAGTCGCGTTTCAGAACGTGTATTTTTGCAATGAAGGACATGTTTCAATCCTTGTAGAAATTGAAGCCTTTCTGCCGGTCTCCCACCGCGCCGGCATCGCCGAGCGGCTCGGGCGCCCTCCGGGCATCAAGCTCCTGTTTCAAAAGCTCCGTGGTGACGGTCTTCAGCTCACCGGTCAGTCCGGGCAAACGGCTCAGGCGATGGCGGCGCCGGTGGGCAAGGCCCAAAAGTTCGTCGCGCCGCCGTCTCAATTCAGCGGTCTCACTCAACTCGTACTCATCCGGGTTGGTGAGGCGGGACATGTCAGCCGCGCTCGTCCAGCTGGTCGATAAACTCCAGGACTTCTTCAACACGCCCTTCAGCAACCAGTTCCGCCGGCGCCTTGTTCCCAAGGTCAGGATGGGGCGTGCAGAACCACTCCATCGACTTTTCGGGACGAAAATGTTTCTGCAACCGGCGGCCGACTGCCCCGATGTTGTTCCAGAAGAGATCACTATCGGCTTGGTTCGTTGTCATGTCAGTTCTCCCAGATGTTCGCTTTCAGGTCTCTCACGCCGCCTTCGCCAGATCGATGGTCACCGGCTCCCAGGCCGCCTCCGGATCATCCCGCCGGTAGAAGCGGACATAGCTCTTCGAGCCGGTCACTCGCATGGCATCGCGGATCGCCTCCATGGCTTTCAGCCAACGTTCGTCCTCGATATCGAGGCGCAGCAGCATGAAGATTTCCGATCGGTTGATCTGTCCCTCCCGATCCGTGTTGAACGCCCGCGTGATAATGCCCCGGATTTCCGGCCGTGCATCTGCCGACCATTCATTCAGGCATTCATCGACCAGCCCCTTGGCCACCTGCAGCTGCGGACCAAAGTCAATGAAATCCGCCACCTGCACCGTGATCTTCAGACAACCGTTCAGGCTCTGATAGGTCCGATTGCCTTTCTTGCCGCCTTTCGCCTGGCCGTACTCCTGTCGCAGGAGGGCATCGAACTCGCCGAGATCCGTGAAGGTATGCCCGCGGAACCGGGCAAGCTGCGCCGAGAGGTCTTCCGCATAGCCCATCACCTTGCGGACCACTTCGTCCTCCAGCTTGGTCTGGGGCTTTACCAGCTCCAGCGGCACCAGATTGTTCTTCGCATCGCGCATGTAGGGCTTGCCCTCGACAAGCACGGTACCGTCGTCCTTCGTCTCTTCCATGGGTCAAACCTCCCGTGAGCGGGTTCGTGCGCGGCGACCCGGATCAGGATCACCCATCAGCTGCGCCGTGACATCGGGGCCTATGGAGGCCCGGATCTCGAAATCCGGCGTTGTTGCGCGGTAGCGACGTGAGCCGATGGCTCCCCCCGCCATAGGATCGATCCGATCCGTTTCCTCGATCGGCGCAGCCGTCCGGCGGCGAAGCAGGTTTGCCGGTCCTTGCCCGAGCTTCCGCACAGCGCGCCAGCTTTCGATCATGCCAATGGCCTCGCCGCGGGTGCAGTTCAGTTTGCGGGCAATAAGTTCGAAATCCTTGCCCATAGCATGGAGACCGATCAGCAAGGCCAGATCGGTTTCGGTCCATGACTTGATGACACGCCCTCTCATGCTGCGCCCTCCGGCTTGCGGCTCGGCACAGGACGCTTTGCCACCGGAAAGAGCGCGATCTTTTCATCGCTCAAGTCGATCATGGTCGGGCGAACCGCTACGGCCGCTGCTTCCAGGTGCGCCGCCTGGTCAGCACCTTCCTGGACCCTCTCGGCAACAAGCATCAGGCTTCGTTTCAAATCCTCGGCGCTGTCACTTTCCAAGGACAGGAAAGCCATCCTGGCCAGGGACGTGAGATCTTGGCTAAGCATGTTTGACCTCTTTCAGTCTTGAGTGAGGACAACCGGACCGGCAGGCCCGGTGGAGTTTCGTGCGCATGGCATTGGTCACGGCGCGGGGCTTCTTCTGCCAGGAAAGACAGGTATCGCGGCCGATCTCCCCGAGGATCGGGCAGTCGACAACGGATCCCATGAGCGCGCCGCGCACTTTGTCTTCCACCTTTGAAAGATCGCCGGGATATTTCGCCGAGATTGTCTGGCTGATGACGGCCGCCGAATAGCCGAGCCGCCTCGCGCAGGCGTTCAGACCGTCACGGTCTGCGAGGCTAGCCAGTTCGCTGACCCATTCGGGCACCTGGCCATTCCAGGCAGAGCTTGCCTTTTGTTGCATCGTGAGCGTGTTCAAGCGACGCACTCCTCTGCCACAGGCCGGCCCATGATCTCCTTGCGATTGACGTCATAGACCATCTTGCTGCGTAGGATCTTCGGTGCCTTTGGCCCGGTGTTCATGGAGGGCTTCAAGCGCCAGATGCCCGGTGTCCGGCCCTTGCCACGCCGCAGAGCCTGCAAATAGCCGGCGCTCTCCAGATGCACCACGTAGGTTTGAACCGTCTCGCGCGAGATACTGACTTCATCCGTGCCAGCGGCGATCGTGAGTTCCTTCGTCTCGAAAGTCTTCAAGGCGCGAATGGCGTTCCAGATCTGCTCCTGTCCGCGGCCCTGTTTGCCCATCGATCCGTCACGATTGATGATCGGCGTTGCCGTCGGGCGCTTCAAAAGCCGATATATTCTCTGCCGAAAGGTCTTCTGGTTCGTTGGTCCCTGCCCCGCCGTTGAAACCTGTTTCGTTTCGACAACCTCCAGGAACCCGGCCCGCTGGAGGCGGCGCAAGAACTCACCTATAGCTTCGCCGTCCCGGTCGTTGCAGACCATGTCCACATCATGAAAGGTGAACAGCTGCCCGAACTTGCCGAGATCGCGGATCGCGCTCCAGTAGTGATCATGCCCCCGGTAAATCGGCGTTCCGGACGAGACCCGAAGCTGCAGTTGGATCGACATCAGGCAACCCTCCTCGTTCTGCGGGGCGGCTCGCCCGTATAGAACCAGCCGGCGTCAAAGCTGCCGGCATCGAAGGCCTGCTGTCTTGTGTTGCGGGCCTGCTCGCCCATCTTGTTGAGGTTCACCACGATGCGCCTTGCGCGCCCCTCAGCCTTTTCGACCAGGAGATCCATCAGGTCATCGCTCAGGATGAGGGTCGGACAAAAGAGGTCTGCCAGAGCGCGCGCATCATCGCGGTCGCAAGGCTCGGCCGGAACCCAATCCAGCACCCGGTTGTGAACGCGCTCCACTTTCATGAGCTTGCCCGGCAATTGTTCTTCGCCGATCAGCAGAACCGGCACCTGGGAATGTTCCTGGATCTCGCGCACGAGTTCCAGCATGCCCTTGTCGGCAAGCTTGTCTGCCTCATCGATGATGAGCGGGCGCTCGAAATCATCACCGAGGGCCATGATCGCTTCAGTGGTGAGATCGGCGATTGTCGAGCGCTGCGGCCTGACATCCGCCTCCGCCAGGAGGTTCTCAAGGAACTTCTTGCGGGTCCAGCTGTCGCCCACTTCGATGCGCAAAGCCCGGCGCTTGTTGGTGGTATAGATCGAGGCATAGGTCTTGCCGTACCCGGAATACCCGTGGAACACCCCAATGCCAGGCAGATGCGGTCCCCTGTGGATCAGCGTCTCTACCAGTGCCAGGAACCGTGCCACATTCTTGAGCGCTGCAAGCCCGCCCGAACTGACAGATGTCTCTCTGTCCCCCATCGCTAACTCCATCCCAGGTTTGACTACGAGACCTTGAGGATTGTTCCTTCCAAGGCTCACTCCTTGCCCCGACTTACGCGGGCGATACGCCGTTTCTCTGCTGCTTCCGGTCCTCCCAGATCAGCCGGTGAGCTCGATATTCCGGTCCCGCCTGATAAGCGGTCAGCCAAAGTGCATCGTCATCGGAAAGGGCCTGGCCCTGCGAAAGACGGGCCTCAAACGACAGGGCGCGCTTGAACCGGGCCTCTGGGGTTTCCAACGACGACAGTTTGTCAACAGGCGCCGGTGCCTTTCCTGCGTCGGCCTTCAGGCTCTCCATCATCCGCCGCTCAGCATCCGTGAGCGCCCGCGGATCGGGGCGTTTCTTCACGTCCGCCGCAGCGAGGCTTTTGGGCGTGACATGGTGTTCGCGGCGCTGCGGGAAGGCCAGGACAGATGCTGATTGCGCATAGGCAGAGCGCTGCGCGTCCAGCACCGTGCGCGGTGTGATCTTGCGTTTTTCCTTGCGGATTTCGGCAAGTTTTTCGGTCTCATGCGCCTTCTGCAGGGCCTTGACCTGAGCTGCCACATGAACCGGATCGAGGCCAGCCAAATCCGGGTTGACCGCCTCGCCCAAGTAGGTCTCGCCATCCGGCTCGAATAGCCAGAGCCGCCCAAAGTCTGCCGGATCGTGGCGGCACAGGACTTCCGCGCCCGGCATCACCCCGCAGACCGGAAGATAGTATTCGCGGTCCACCTTGACGCCTTGCTTGGTGACTTTTCGAAGTCCGTCCTTGCCGGGGACCGGTGCCAGAAGAACATCAAGGCATTCGGGATCCTTGATCGCCCTGACATCGCCGGTCCAGCTGTTGGCGACTTGGAAGGGCGTCCTGCGTTTCAGGCTCTCATGCGGGCTATGCCCGTATTGTTCGCGCGCCCATCTGTCCGCCTCTGCCTGCAGGTCGCTAGCGGAGAGTTCCACCTGGAACATCTTGGCATCATCCGTGCCAAGCCGATCGGAGAATTGCCGGCGCGCTTCGATCACCTTCCGGTCGGCGACGGAATGTCCGACAAAACCTGGAAGCGGTGCGCAGCAGTCACGCTGGAACGTGCCGATGACACGCTCCACCGTGCCCTTTTGCTGCGGCGTATAGGGCGCGGAGAACTCCTGTTCGATGCCGAGCGCATCCAGGAGGCGCACCGTGGCACGGGCGGCGAAATCCGCGCCGTTGTCGGTCTTGATCAGCTCCGGAACGCCCCACTCCAGAAGACACTTGCGGATCAGGAGCCCCACCGCTGACGCCCTCGCTGTGTCGGAGATCAGCAGCACAACCCGCCGGGAGTAGAGATCAATCGCCATGTAGAGGTTCTTGCGGCCGTCCGTGGTCATGGCGTCCACCGGTGAAGCGTCGATCTCCCATTTCTGGTTCAACCGTTCGACCCGGTGCGCTCCCGTCATGGCAAACTGCACATGGCTGCGATAGGCATCCGGGTCCGTGATCTTCAAAAGCTCATTGCGATATTCGGATTTCCAGCCTTTGAGGGCGTTTTGAAACGTCCTCAAAGGCGGCATTGGCACCCGTTTTTGTCCCCGCGTCGTCTCCACCAGAATGGTCTCACCAAACTCGGCAAGCGCCGTGTGCCGGATATGCTTGGCGCTCAGGAACTGATTGGAGGCATGAACCGCCAGGCAGTAGTTCTTCAATCGCCCGCCTTCTGCCCGTTCCAGCACGCCCGTGCCTTTACGCGCCTTGGACGCATCCGAGCCAAGCCGGTTGATGTCCAGCCGCATCTGGCGCCGCCAACGGGCCAGGGTCCGGATCGACACGCGCTTGATCTCGTCAGAAACCCAGCCTGGAACCGGCACCTCACCGGCCAGATAGAGCTCGGAAAACAAATGATCAGACGCGGTCGCGCCCATCCTGCAGGTCTTGCGGAACCGCTCGGCCACTTTCAGGACGATGACCTTGGCATCCCGTGCCGTGCGTTCTGCGGCTGTGAGGCTGACATCGGTCTCGGTGAGGAAATCGCTTTGCTCGATCCGGACAAAGGAGCCGGCATAGGCAAGACGTTGAGGCAGTGGCAGAAGGTCTATGTGAAATTCAAAGCCGCCGCCCCCTGCCCGGCCCTCGCGCTTGCGTGCCAGGGTCGTCTCTCCCCAGCCTTCGCGCTCTATGACCTTGTGGACACCGCGTTTGGTTGCGGGAAATCCATCCAGGCCAAGATCGGCGAGCTCCTGAGCGGTCAGCCAGAGTTTCATTTGGCGCTCCGGATCTGTGCCTGAAGGAACTTGGCCCTGCCCTCGATCTCGCGCCGGTGATCCTCGATCAGCGCCAGTTCGATGACGTTCTCATAGCGCTTGGGAATGACGGCGAGCTCGAACTCATCGGCCAGGAACCCGAGAAGCGCTGTCTGCCCGGTTGCCCGGACAAGAGCGACGAAACGCTCGACGGTGATGTTGTGATCGACCTTTGCCTCGGAGGCATAGGCCTCCAGCATGGCGATCGAAACCGGTGTGCCGAGCTGTTCGCTCATGAGGCCGGCTACTGTCAGACGATCCTTGCCACAGTCCTTCAAGGCTTTCGCAACCGCTCGGCTGACCCGCGAAGAAAGCCGCTTTCCAGGGATCGCGCCGGGCTCGAACCCCACGCTGACCCGGGGTGGCTTCCAGCCTGTGAACATGTCGATGGTGTAGGGATCACGGGACTTACGCATTGAACCACCCTTCCCGTCTTGCGAGATCAATGATCTCGTCCTTGTGGTTTCGAAACAGAACCGTTCGGCTTGCCTTGGGAAGCTTGACCAGGCTGTCAGACACCGTGCGGAAGATCCGTTCCGCAGCCGTGAGCGGCTTCCGGCCATTGACGATCACCAGGGCATCCGCAACCGAAGCCGCCTTGGGAACCGGACCGACAAGGATGTCCAGAATCTTGGACTGAGCATCTGCGTCCAGTTCGGAGAGTGACTTGAGATCGGATTGTCTGGCGGCGAATGGCGTGCCTTTCAGTTGCTCGCGGGACGCCGGGGCCAAACCTTCCCAGATTTGGACGGCGAGACGGACCGAACGATCAGAAAGACCAGTCGTTTCGGCAGCACTCTGGCAAAAGGCAAAAATTGCCACTTGCCTCTTTTGGCCGCCAATGTGCTGATTTCCACGTCTCCCGCCATGCTTGGAAGCAGGATGCAACGCCTCATAGATCCGCTTCATCTCGAAGAAGGCTTCGCAGCGCTCCAGGGCGTTGAAATCCTTCCGTGCGATGTTCTCAAGGATCTCATGGAGCCGCAGTTCGTCCGCGGCCTGCTCGCTCGTGGGACTGAGGATCCGCGCGTCTATCTCTTTCCACTTTGCCAACCTGGCAGCGCGCAGACGATGGGCTCCAGCAACAAGCGTGAACCGCTTGTCCGTGGCAATGACGTCGATCGGCGTCTTCTGCCCGGTTTCCAGAAACATGTCGCAAAGGCAGTCCGCCCAATCCCCATCAATCTCCCGAAGACGCCCTTCGGGAATATCGATCAGGGAAACTCTGATGGATTGATACGACGTCACTTCATCACCTCTTTTGAAGGATCAAAGGGAATGAGGATGTGCTGATCTGGTCCGGATGCCTTTGCATCCGGACGGAAAACCTGTGTCAGGCCGCTTTTCTGTCCGGCGTGGGCCGGCTTTTCTGGCTAGCTTGCAGCTTGTCGTATCTGCTATGCAGGATACGTGAGGTCCTGATGGGATACCGGCCTGGCCAGAGTTCCTTGAGAGGAAGTTCGAGAAAGTCGCTGATGGCTTTCTCGGCTTTACGAACCGGACGGGTCCACACGTGGGAGAACGAGTTGGGGGTCATCCCCTCCAGCTCTGCGAGCTTGGCCAGGGTCATGCCCTGGCGGTGCAACTCGGCCTTGATCGAGTGTTTGTCCCATCCGTTCGGTGGAACCTGAAGCGGCTTCGCCATTGGGTGCCTCGCTTCCGGAAAACGGTTTGTTGCAGCAAGCCGTTTTCGTTTGAGTTTGGTGTGATAACTCGGCGCGAACTATCGAGCCGATAAGATAGGGATAAAACAGAAATCTGTTTTTGTAAAACGGTATTTTGTTTTTGTGTGGATAATTGGCGAGACCTGAAACCGAGCCCAAAACTCCAATCGCCGCACGCTTGCGCGAATTACGGAAGAAACTCGGAGATCCAGATCGGGGTGAATTTGCTCAAACGCTCGGCGTGAGCCGATCGACGCTAGCTGGCTACGAACGCGGCGAGAGCGAGCCTACTGCCACAGTTTTGGCCGCATACCGCGCGAAGCATGGTGTCAATGTCGATTGGCTGCTAACCGGCACCGGCAGCATGTTCATCGGCGGCGATGTTCAGGTCGAAAACACAACTCTTTCCGAGATCCGCAAATACGTCTGGAACATCACCGCGACCTTCTGGGAAACGGTTCCCCGCCGGACGAAACCGGAAAGCGTCGCTGACCAGGCAGTTGAAATGCTGGACTACCTCATCAGTCGTGAAGGCGTGAACGAAGACGCTGTCTCGGAAGTTATCCAGTTCGAAGCCGAGCGCCTGAAGCGCACCTCCGACACATCTGACTGAAGCCGTCCCGCGCGCCAGTTAAGCATATTGCCTCGTCAAATTTGACGAGGTTGCATATTACCATAATATGCAACCTCAAATAATAATCATTAGGGCGGGTTGATGCGGGACGAGCGATTGGCGTCGGTGATCAGGCAACGGATCGAAGAAAGCGCAGAACACAATGGAAAATTCTACGCAGGCCTGACGTTCGGCCTTATCCTGGGCTTCGCAAGCAGTACGCTTTCTTGGACCGTATCAGCCAATTCCCCTTCCCCGACACGTGCGGCAGTGGTCGAATGCTCTTCCGGATATTCTATGGTGAGCGTTTCGGATCGCGATTGAACAGACAGTTCAATGAAACAATTTTTGTCTGTAGTCGAAGGTGAAATTTGGGCGGAGAGCGGGCGTCGCTACGGTTTGGATAAACGGGGGTTCAGTGCCAATGGGAGGTGTTCTCGTGGTGTTGTGCAATTTTCAAAAGTTGGCCGTGGGAAATAGACAGCAGCAAAACGGCATCTGAGCTATAAATCGACCGGTGATATAAATCGGGGGCAAGATGGAATTACGTACAAGGGTACACCAGTTTTGCATGCAGCGCGTCATCCAGTCTGCGTTGGCTAGGCGAAGTGAATCTTTGATTCCGACCTCTGGTGATAAGGCTCGGAGCAACAACTTCTATGTGATCTATTTGCTAGACAGCGAAGGAGTGGCGCGGTTTCTTGTCGACGATCTTTTGGGTGACAAGGTTCAGGGGAAGTGGTCGCTCGACGGCAAGAACTTCTCCGAGGAAAAAACGCTTGGCATTGCAGAGCTGGCCGACTTCCAGCCGTGGATACGCCACTTCTATCGCGGCTGGATCTTCGATACGATCGGGCTGACGCAGTTCTACCGAAACCGATGGAGCTGCTGGCCATGGATTCGGGTGAAATTCGACCGATATCTGCAATCTCGTTTCAACAAGCGGGAGCTACCCCGGCAAGATCAGATTAATGTACTGCGCTACATCCTTTCCGAGACCGTAAAGGACCCTGCCTTCCAGACGCGTCCCACCAGCTTGCTGACGCACTTCTATACGGTTCGCTGGGTTCATCGACCCGACCAGGAAGAGCTCATGACCTATTACACACTGCTCTTGGACTCTATGAAGGAAACGCAGGATCTCGAAGCTACCGAGCATCACGGATACAAACTAAAGCCGCAAGCGCTGAATACGATCACGAGCTTCGACCTCGAAGATCAGCGACATGGCGACAATAAGAAGAACCAGAAAGGAATCTTCTGGCTGACGATGGTTCTAATGGTCGTCGGGATATTGCAAGCCGGCGCGGCAGCTTACGAAACGTGGTGGAAGTCGCCGTAAAACTTCACCGGGGCAATCGACGTCCAAGCGATCGAACTGATGCAGAAGTGAGATAGAGGTAACTTACATGCGTGAAATCGAAGGCATCGATGCCGCCATGGAGGTCCTGAAGCCGTACTGGAAGGATATCGAGGAAGACTTCCATCGGCACAACGATCGGTTCTTGGAATTGGCCGCAACTGATCATGATTTCATCGGTCGCGTGCTTCGGGCGCACTTGGTCGTCGAAAATTTTTTGAACAGCTATCTGGAGCAGACGTTTGGCTTCGACGATTTCGATGGACTGCGGCTGACATTCGCTCAGAAAGCGAAGATGCTTCCCTCCGCTAAAGTGAGCGCAGCTTTCGTCCGTCCCGGCATCATCCAGCTCAACAAAGTCCGCAACAAGTTCGGGCACACGCTTAGCCATGTCATCGAGTTCGGTGAAATCAATGCGATGACTGACATTCTCAGTATCGCGAGACCGAATACAACATTCGAACAACCCATTGAAGCTATCGAAGCCTTCGCGCCTATTGCATGCGCTTTTCTCTCTAATCCTCCGATGCACCTGCAGAATGTTTTTGTAGAGGCCTTTAAGAGTATCCAGACGGCGTCGCTGGATTGATTCAGCGACGCGTAGAAATGCAGTAGAATTTCGTATGGCTGATTAGGGCTCGAAGCAGTCATCAATGACGAGGCGTGGATATCGGCTACGGGCCGGCACCGAACTTTGGCACCTCTTCTTTCACCTCACCCATGCAGCGATGATTTCGCATAAGGCCGTATATGGAACCGCACGCTTTGCGGTTCCTTTGGAGAGCGACGACTTTCTAATTACCGAAAGTCAGGCTATTTCCCCTTTCGCCTCTTCCGCAGTATCTCCGCTCGATCAGCATACCCTTCGCGCAACACCGCTGCATAAAACCGACTTGCAGTGTTCAGCATCATGGCAGCAGAGCGAAACTGCCCCGCAGTTCTCCGTGCTCCCAAGCCCTCCGCGAGAAGGGCCATCTTGAACGCTTCCTGTACGTGTTTTTGCAACTCCCGCGATGAAAAGAAGGCGCTTTCTGAGAGCTCTTCTCTTTTCGAATTCAGTCTTTTTAATCTACGCATTTACGCCCCCACGTAAGTAAATATATATATTTTTGCGCACTACTTTTCACATCTGGCCTTCTATAAATAAAAGACCATCGACGTTGCTGTCGAATTAAGCCACCCGCGCGCATTAATATTTATTGTTCGTACATTTTTACTCCCTTATTTGTTCATTTTTTACGTTAGGGAAATTTTTCCTAGAATTAAACTATAAATTGCAATAATTTATTACCTGCACGTTATGAGTGCTCTCGATAGCTTCGGTCGTTCAGCAGAGGAGGGAAAAATGGAGATAACTCGGGGGATGGCGGAGGCCCTGGAAGGGTTCGCAGAAGGCGTACTTCCTGATCGAATGCTTTTTCAAAATGCGCTTGCGTCAGCCTATTCGAAGCTGGACCAAACGAAAGACCAGCATCCTTCAGCCGACTTACAACTAGGATATGAATTCCTAGAGCTCATAGAGGCGATGTTCTTTAGAACCGGCGTTGAAGCAGAAACCAGCTCTAAGCAACTAGGCACTCGAGCCACGGTCGATAAACGACGACATCAGTCCTTAGCTGATCAAAGCGATCAGGCGATTCTCCAAAGGTTGCTATCGATGAAATTCACCACGCCAAAGGCTCGCATTCTGTCGATGGCACTACTTGGGGAGTTCGGGAACCTGAACAACGTGCTCAACGCGACGGAACCCCGCATTAAAATGATCTACGGAGCGGATGATGAGCTGATCGAGGTTCTTCATCTCCTACGAACCATTAACGCGCGCGCGCTCATGGACGAAACATGCCGGCAAAAGCCAATTCGGGACGCTAGCCAAGTGTTCGACTATGCGGTCGCCTCCATGGCCCACCTGGATATTGTCACTGTGAAGGTGATGTATCTTGATCGAATTCGTGAGCTGATCGGGATTGAAACGCTCCAGACCGGCGATTGTGAGTTAGTTGCCATATACCCAAGAGAGCTGGCAGCTCGGGCTTTGGATCTGTCCGCGCGATACGTAATCATTTTGCACAATCAACCGGATGGGACCCAAGACCCACAATACGGTTTCATGGAAAACATAAAGCACCTTGAAGACGCCATCGGTAACCTCGGAATTCACCTACTTGATTATGTGCTTGTTGCAAGGCCTCTTTGTTTCAGCCTGAAGAGGCTGAATGTCCTCAATCTTGGCCAAGACTTGCCGCTGTTGTTCCAACCTGAGTTGGAGTGAAAAGCACGCCCAACAACGCAGGCAGCTCACTGGTTTCGATAGCCGCTATTTCGCATAATGTGCAGTATGGAACATCGATCTCAAAGTTGAGCCCCATAATGCAGACATCGAAGATCCCGAGACTGATATATACTTAGCTGACGCACTTGATGATTTGGAACATTCTATTGAGGCGGTAGCTGTTGGTTACCTCGATCTTATTTATGCATATAGTAAAAGAGCTGAGCAGCTATGAAATTTGGAGAGCTAACTTCACGAGAAGCCGTACTTGATGCAATTTCCGAGTGCGACGGCTTAGGACGCGACGCATTTCTTGCGAAGTATGGATACAAACGCGCAAGAACCTACCGCTTGCTCCATGATGGGAGGATATATGACACCAAAGCAATTTTTGGTGTTGCGTTTGGGAAGCAGCATGGCAGCCCGTTGCGATCTCGCGATTTCGCTGGAGGGGCGGCAACCGTCGTCCCTGTATTTAAGAGACTTGGGTTCAGGGTCTCAGAGGTTAGGCACCCAGCAGAAGAACTGAATGTAGGCGCAACATACTTTCGAAAGGATCTACTGGATCAATTTGGCGGACAGATGCAAAGAGGTATTTGGACACCTGCCGAATTTGCTGCAGTGTTTATTTTCTCCGGAAAGAGTGGCGAAAAGTACGGTTATAGAGACGGTTGGACCGAAGACGGCGTGTTTCGGTATACGGGGGAAGGTCAGACCGGCGACATGACATTCACAACCGGCAATGCGGCAATCCGAGATCATCGGGAAAACAACGAAGACATTTTGCTCTTTGAGGATCTTGGGAAGGCAAAAGGCGTTCGGTATGTTGGCCTATTCGACATCGCTGGCTGGGAATATGTTGATGGCATCGACGAAGGCAACAATCCGCGAAAGCTAATTGTATTCAGCCTGGTCCCTCTGGCCGGCACTATCCATAGTCTAATAGAACCCTCTATCACTGATAGATCGACTGGATCGAAGATCTCTCTTGGAGATTTGAGGCTTGCAGCCTATTCCGCGGCCAACGCAGGTAAATCACAGCTGAAGTCCGGAAACGCGCTCACATCTTGGCGCGAACGGAGCGCAACGGTCCGCAAGTACGTGTTGGAAAGAGCGAAGGGCTTCTGCGAAGCCTGCGAACAAGCCGCGCCATTCATCAAGAAAGATGGCTCAGGTTATCTGGAAGCACACCATATAAAACGCCTAGCAGATGATGGCCCGGATCATCCGGAGTCTGTTGCAGCTATCTGCCCCAATTGCCACAGACGAATTCACGCCGGCGAGGACGGTGAAGCGTGGAATAAGATGGTGCAGAAGAAAATCTTGGCGAAGGAGAAGCGGTCCGTGGATACGTAAGCGGCAGATTCGCATAACGTGTCATATGGAACGTCTAACCTAAAAAAGCAGCAGTTACCAAGCTACAACGGTGAGCAGCGGGTAAACATCGTACGCACCGCTTAAAAGGTCCTAGCACGACTGAGACGTTTATCCGGGAACTCCAAGCAGAGTTAGTTGGCAGATATGCGATTTTGACTTTGCATTTCCAAATCGCGGACAGATGGAAAAAGGACTGCTTCGAACCGAAAGAAGTTCGAAAAGGCTCGTTGAAACCAATTTAGGGCATATTGCTCATGGGGGGTCCCTCCCATCGACATTAGCACGTTGTTGTAAGCGATACAGTTGAGAGCATGAAAAGTCGGCGGCTCTTGTGCGTAGAGTTGGTGTAGCCGTGCATCAATACGCTTTCTATTTTCCGCGGTATTATCCAATTCGGCAATCTCCGCAACTATCATAAAGTATTCTTTCTGAAATGCCGCATGGGTTCCAGCCTTTTGTGATAGAGAAAAGACAAGAGAATAAAGTCCAGCGGCAACGGTCACCGCCGGAAAAACAGCAGCGTACTTCGACGCGAACGAAATAACATCAGTGAAACTAGCAAAAGCGGCCGAACCCATTACCACGACCGTAAAATTTATCAGTCTTTCTTGAAAATCGTAAAACGAGCGCCTTGCAGCGTGATAGACAGCATTTCTTTGCGAGCTGAACCTCAGTCTTTGAAGCAGGCCCTCTTCGGTGTTTTCGTCAAACATGATCTCAGCCAT